CCGATATTGAGAGTGCCCATAGACGCATCTTCAGAACTGTGGAATCCTCTCGCATTATTGAGAAATGTTCTCCAGTAGCGATAAGGGATTCGTAAAGAGCGTGTCGTATTATTGTTTGGGATCAAGAAGATGTGATCCATAGTCGTCCAATGAAATATTGAAGGTGCGCCTGACGAAGCTATTTGAGTAGCTGTAACAAGTGGTTGAAACCAGGCTACTAAAGCTCCTTGCATGACAGGAGTACCTGTAACTCTAATCATAACTTCGACTTCCGGTTGACAGAAGAGGTAGTTCATAAAGCCAATATTCTGAATAACTTCAGTGTTACCTAACGTTATCAGATCAAAGGGCACATTATAAGTAGCCAATATCGTACCTGATGTGCTAGTGGTAGACCAAGCAAAATCCGTTCTTCTTACATAAGATTCTGTGCCGTAATCAAAATTGGCGGTCTCGGCGGAACAAGATTTCATGGCTAGATGACTGGCTAGATTACCAGATTCCGCACTAGGGGTCGCTTCTTCGGCTGTTAACACTTGTGTCAAACCGGTATTAAATTGCGTTTTGGCATTGACCTTTATTGGTCCTTGTCCCCTAAGAACGAAATCTTCTCCTGATTCCGCGGTTCGTTTCGTAACTGTATGGTGTAGTACCGAGTAATTAGTCTCTAAGTTCCACTCTCTTCCGGCTGCTAAATATGCAGCTTTCAGTTGAGCGGTATACTTGTTAAAATATTCTCGGTCCCACTGACTTGCACACTCAATCATCTGCTGGATTTTTTGGTCCAACGTCAGATTACTATCTCGGGTCCACATTGGAGTGGATTCAAGTGTGCTTTTTCTTAGAGCACCAGTCCATACGTCACGATAGTTTTTTCTAGGTATTGCGCCTAGGAAGGTAGTTTCGGGAAAACTTGAATACTCATCCTTGAGTTCTTCATTCTTGAATGCCGAAGTGTACTCCTGTCCAATCTCTTTCATATAAACGGAAATTTCTAATGGGGTCATGTCGTAGCCTTTAGCTACATTATAGATGTGATCATCTCCCAAAAAGATAGCCGCGACTATTTCCCAAAAGGGTTTCGTCGGGTACTTCCGCTTAAAACAGTA